ACACGCTGAACTGGCGGAGCAGTATCCAGTGCTGGTTTCCGGGCAGGTGCAGATAGCGGTCGACGCGGACGTGCGGGAAGGCGATGTTTATGAGAACGGGGCGTTCCGGCGTCGCACGGATGACGAGCTGAAGTCGGCGGCGCGCCCTGCGTTCGACGCGCAGAGGAAGGCGCTATTCGCGGACACGGAATGGATTAGGCAGAGACACGCCGACCGCGTGGATCTCGGTGTTGATGACTCAGTTAACTGGAGGGCATGGCTGGAATACTGGCAGGATCTGCGGGATCTGCCGGAAACGGAAGGATTCGACCCGAGAACGCCGAATTGGCCTAAACAGCCTAAGTAAGGAAATAGGAAAATGGATGAAGAAATCAACGATGCTATTAAGGAAAAGGAGTGCGTAGAAAGGCGCTATCAATGGGCATTAACTACTGTTATTGGCATCCTTTGCCTGACCCTTGGAATGCTCATACAGAACGAAAGGCTTTCCCGAACAGTCTATGAGAGCCAGACAAGGATTACTGCGCTCGAACAGCGGTTTGAGAAGATTGAGGTTAAGCTGGACAAAATCCTTGTAACAGTACAGAAGGAGAACTGAGATGCCTTATACGATAACCAGTATGAAGTGCTCGGACCGCCGCACGAGACTGCGCCGCGTTCAGCAGTTGGTAAATGAGCTTATTAACATAAATGAGCAGGCTGATAGGGCTAGAACACAGCTGATAGCCGCGGGAGTGTCTGATGTTGGTGACTCTGTGAATAAGATACTCGCCGGCGGCGGCAATGCCTATGTAAGTGAAGGCTCGGACCTTAATCTATGTACGGATGATACCATCTCTGGGGAGATTATAAATCTCCTATCTACGAATACCGGCGGAATTAGCTGGGTCTATGCGGCGGAGTCCTAAGGGTGGAAGAGCAACTTACAGAGGTCCTAGCAGAGTGCTATAATAGCCTAGAAGTGTTCTGCGCCGCAATGTTCCCGCGGGCCTTCTTTAGACCCTTCTCCGCTTTGCATAGGGAAATCTTCCGTGTATTAGAGGACCAGAGTCTACAGAAGGTAGTCATTGCGGCGCCGCGAGGCTTCGGTAAGAGTAGCATTGTGAATATGGCTTATCCTGCCTGGAACATCCTGTTTAAGGAGAAGAAGTACATTGTCCCCATCAGCGCAAGTGCGGGGAAGGCTATAGAACAGTCCGAGAATTTGAAGTCTAGTCTCCGTAATAATGAGAGCATCCTACATCTTTTTGGTGATATTAAGAGCAAGGATGACCCTTTTAGCAAGACTGACTGGGTTACGCAGAGTGGAATAAAGGTGCTTCCCCGCGGCGCGGGCCAACAGCTTCGAGGTTCCCGGCATGACATATATCGTCCTGACCTCTTCATCATTGACGACTTGGAGGATGATGAGGCTGTAGAGTCCGAGGAGCAAAGGGCTAAGTTAAAGCAATGGTTCTTTTCCAGCGTAATGAATAGTGTTGATAGGGGCTCAAAGGACTGGAGGATTATAGTAATCGGCACTGTCCTACATCAGGATAGCCTTCTAGCCAACCTCCTCCTTGACAAGAGCTGGTATGCACTAAGGCTGGAATTGTGCGATGACCAGTTTCGGAGTAATTGGCCTGACTTCATGACGGATGAAGAAGTCCGGGCATTGTATGAGGAATATAAAGCCAGCGGTATGGGTGACGTGTTCTATAGGGAGTTTCGGAATATCCCAATATCGTTAGAGGAGCAAGGCTTTAAGGAGGAATACTTCCATTACTACGAAGAGACGGAGGAGCAGTTAAATAGAGACCCGGATATTATTACTGTAATCCTCTGTGACCCGGCTAAGACGATGGCAAAAGGAAGCTGTGATACTGCGCTAGCCGCTGTTAGCGTTAATACCAGAAAGCGGCGCATTTATATCCGGGAGGTAGTTGAAGGAAGAATGACGCCCGCGGAGACCTATGACCAGATGTTTGATATGGCTAAGAGAAATAACGCCATGATTCTTGCTCCGGAAGTTACAGGGCTGAATGAGTATATCCTATATCCACTAAAGACGGAGATGGGAAAGAGGGGCCTATATTATATAATTGTGGAGGTCAAGCCACGAGAAGGCAAGACTGGGCCAAGGAGAAGTGGCGGCCTTATTCCTCTATATCGGCGCGGGGAAATCTTGCATAATAAGAACACCTGCGGCGCTTTGCAACGTAGGTTACTTCAATGGCCACGGCCTGATAAGTGGGACGCCATTGATGCAGTCAGCGGAATCCTGTTCGTGATGGAGGAAGGTGAGCGATACTTCGAGGCTCCGGATAGCACGGATATAGAAGCGGAGTATGAGGGTATAGACTATGAGGCCGCGCTTGATATGCGGGAGTTCGCGCTAATGTAACCTTATTTCATATTCTGAAATAAGGTGGAGAAAACCGATGCCATATATACTAAATCCAAATGGTGAAGGTAGCAATTATGGAAGCCTACTTAATGTAAGCTATCCATATAAATATCCCATAAAGATGGACCTGCGTCCTGGCTCAGAACAGCATGGCAAGATTTTAGCCTTTGTGATGGATGCGGCACAGAAGAGCCGCGACGCCTTGAGCTCCCGCTTTCAAATCTGGCGAGAGATAGACCAGACGATGACGGCGTATATTCCTATAAGCGCGAAGGAGCAGGCTGTAAGAGAGGCAGATAGTACTAAGCCTGTAAGCATCGTCGTTCCTACTACCTACGCAACGATGGATACTATACTTACCTACCTAGTTGGCGTTTTCATGCAGAGCCCGATTTTCCGCTATGAAGGGCGTGGGCCTGAAGACACTGTAGGAGCGGCGCTACTTGAAGGAATTATAGACTTCCAAACGTATAAGTTTAAAGCCGGCCTTGCCCTGCATACGATGTTGAGGGATATGATAGCCTACGGGTTCGGCGGCTGTACTCCAGTTTGGACACAGAAGATGGGATATAGGACCACCGCCAGAAGTACTGGTATTTCTGGCATATTCGGCCAGTTTGTTCCTACTGGCTATACAAAACAAAGAGAGCCTGTGGTGCTTTATGAAGGAAATGACCTTCGTAATATAGACCCCTACATGTGCTTTCCTGACCCTTCTGTTAGTATAAGTGATGTCCAGCGTGGACGCTTTAATGGTTGGCTCTGTCGCGAGAGCCTGTATGACCTTCTAGAGCGGGAGGATTGGGATACTAACCTATTTAATGTAAAGTACCTCCAGCATATAGATGGCCGCAGTGTTCTAGGTATAGATGAAAGCAAGCGGGACCCTAACTACGTTCGGCAAGATTTTGACCTAGGCGATAGCTACAAAAGCTATGTTGATGTTATTTACCTTTATGCTAAAATAATCCCGAAGAGGCTTGGCTTAGGCAAATATGACCGGCCTGAAACCTGGCTCTTTGCAGTAGCTGGAGATAGTGTAGTTATCCAAGCCGGTCCGACTAACCTAGACCATGATATGATTCCTGTAGCCTATGCCGCCAGCGAGTATGACGGACATTCAGCAGTGCCAATGGCCCGGCTAGAGATGGTGCATGGGATGCAAAAGGCTATTGACTTTATGTATAATAGCCATATAATTAATATCCGTAAATCCCTCAATAACATGTTTGTTGTAGACCCGGAGCTTGTTAATATTAATGACCTAAAAACCCCGAGTCCTGGGAAGATAATTAGGCTAAGAAAGAAAGCCTGGGGTAAGGGTATTGCGGATGCTATAAGCCAGCTTAGGGTTGAGGATATAACTAGAGGGAACCTCTTAGATGTCGGCTATATCAGCGACATGCTGGAGAAGGCTGTAGGAACTCCTGACCTTTTACAGGGGGTGATGAGGGATACAGGAGACCGAAGGAGTGCGACGGAGTTTCGTGAGACAAAAGGGAGCGCACTTAGCCGCCTTGAGAGAATAGCCTGGGTGTCTAGTCTACAGGCTATGCAGGACCTTGCCTTGTTGTATGCTAGCCAGACTCAGCAGTTTATGAGTCAGGAGACATATGTTAAGATAACAGGAAGAAGCGAGGAAGTCCTGCGGGGAATCTTCCAAGACCAGCAATATGCTTTGGTTGACCCTCTTAGTATCCTAATCAACTATGATGTAATTGCTGGTAGTGCTATGCTCCCGACAACTGGGGATGCAGGTCAGTGGGCGGCAATGTTCCAAGTAATCTCATCTAATCCAGAGCTGGCAGGCCAGTTTGATATTATGAGGATATTTCAATACTGGGCCCGCTTGACTGGGGCTAAGAATCTAGAGGACTTTGTAAAGCGTGTGCCGATGCAAGCGCAGGTTCTCCCAGATGAGGAAGTTGCCGCGCAGGCACAGGCTGGGAATATAATCCCGATGGAGGAGGCGTTTAATGAGCCAGCCTGAGCAAGAGTTTCGAGATAAGGCTAGGGGACTAGCCACGCCGATAGTCACTATTCTGTCCTCTAAGGCGGATATTAATAACTTTAGGAATAGCAATTTGTGGAAGGATATTCAAACCTTTATTAAGCAGGGGCTTGAAAATCTTAGGGACGAACTTGAAACCATGGGAGCTGGGACAGGCTATAGCCCAGAGGAGATTCCTTATGCTTTAGCCTTCCTACAAGGACAGGCTTTTCAAAACCGCTTGCTTCTTGATTTAATAGACCTACTACTCACATTCAAAGAGGAGGAACAAAATGAACGCGACGGCGAACGGTGATGTTCTGGACCTGATTGCTGGAGGACTGAATGAACAGGACGGGGCGACAGAAGACTATAAGCCGAATGAGGCATTACAGGAAGCAGCTTCGGATGGAGAAGATTCTACTGCAGAGCCTTCAGAGGAAGAGCAGGAGACAGGAGGCAGTGCTGAAGAGGGCGAAAAAGACCCTATTCAAGTCCGTCTTGAAAACTTGGAAAGACAGAATAGTATCCTTCTTAAGCGGTTAGAGGAAGTGACAAGTAAGAAGGAAGAGACGAGGGAGGATACAAGAAAGATTCCTTCGATTGATATAGACTTCCAGATAGACGACGATACATATGAGAGGGCTATGGACTCGAAGGAAGTCTTCATTAGTGTCCTGAAGGACTTGGCTAAGGCTATTCATAGCAAGTCCGCGGAGACTGTTATGCTTCATCTGCCTCAATTGGTGGGAAGCCAGGTGACGAGCCAGGTTGTGTTGCAGGATGCGGTTAATACGTTCTGGCGGGCGAATAAAGACCTACTTCCTCAGCAGAAGTTTGCGGGCTTCGTCTATAAGGAGCTGGAGGCGCAGTATCCTGAAATGTCTGCCATTGAAATTATTGAGAAGAAGTTGGGGCCAGAGGTCAGGAAGCGGTTAGGCATTAAAGGCCCGGCGAAGGTAATCAACCAGGGTGGACAGAAGCCTAACGTGGCTGGAATTACAAACTCTGGACAGAGACTCCAACCAAGCAAAAAGCTAAGCGGTGTAGCCGCTGAAATTGCACAGCTGGCGGGAGATAAGATATAATGCCTACGTTTTCTATCTCTAAGGTTCCATTAGAGGAAGTAATCCCTACTAACGATTATGCTGTCCTGGATGGCTCTCTAACAGATGGAGAGTTTGAGATGGCTCCAGGTATGTATAATGTTAGGTGTTCTTTTACAGTATCGGCTGATACTACTATATACCTTCCCCCAATTTCCACGACGACTGGTAGCCTTTATTCTATCTTTGTCGTATCTGTTGCAGGAGGATACAAGGTTATTGTCCGCTGTGCTAAGCAGGATGCACCATCTGTTTTTGATGCTGTAGATTTAACAGGTTCAGAAAGTTATGTCCTTCTACTAAACGTCGGCGACAGATGGAAGACGTTAAATTTTAGGTCTTAGGAGTGTCTAATGGAAGCTATAGGGAGCGTAGGCCGGATAGTAACTGTAATGGACGATTATACAGTATTACCTACTGATAGGATAATCCTGCTTAATGTGTGTCAGGATTTTACAGTTACACTTCCTAACCCTGCGGCATGTCCAGGATATTGGTATAGCCTCTATGATATGATTAACCTAGACCCGGCGGATGAGGTTACTATAAGTATAGCCGATGCTGGGGCGTTCGTTCGTCCTGCAGGTCTAACGGCTACCATACAGCTGAATGCTGCTGGAGCACATCTCCAGGTCTTTAGTGCTGATGCCGCCTGGTACGTAATCTCGGAGGCGACGTAAATGATACTGAAAGGGAATGATATAGTCAGCAAGGATTCGTATTATATATATTCCTATGTACAGAAGTCGGTAACGATTAAAGAAGCTCCAGCCTCTATCATCCTGTATGCATACAACGGGGTGTTTACCGTAAATCTTCCGAAGGCGTGTAACAGTGCAGGCAAGTTTGTATATGTCCGTACAGAGATGGCTACGGCTGCAAACTATGCTACAGTAACTGCCGCTTCGGGAGATAGGATAATGAATGGTAAAACCGTCGTGACTAGTATGAAGCTGGATGACTATGGGGAAGACCTTCTTATCTTCTCCGATGGTTTGTTTTGGTACGTATGCTAACACAAAGTGAAAGGATTAGAGGATGCTTGAAGAAAAGTATGCACCTTCCCTTGATGCGCAGGTCCCCGCTCGTAGTGCTGAGGTTTACATTGCCGCGGCGAGCGCCGCTTCGGCGAATTATACCTACACTATGTCAGTCCATGAGCGGGTAGTAATCGTCCT